GCTATCGGTGACGGTGATCCTAAATTGATTGATCCCCGGGAATACCCGGGTAGTGCATACACGGACGAAATTAGCATCCACATAAGGTGAGGAGTAAGTTATCTCGACATATGGATATGTGGTAAAATTCCCCGATGAGTTTGACTTTACCGACGACCACCATCCGTGATCATATGGTTGCGGCTGCGCTGACGTGCCCCATACACGCCACCCTTGATCCGTGCGCATCTTGACGTAATCCGGGATATTGTCGCCCGGAGCATGGGCAACCCAGTATTTGTGTGGCTCCTGGGGCTGCCCATTCGCCACATATTCTTTCTTGGTATACGTTGATTTATCTCCCGATGATGTCACGGATATAGTAACATCCTCGGGAAAATTGAAATTTGAGGTCTCGATTAACCCGATCTTATACCGGACATCGCGAACACTAGACTGGAAAATCTGGGAGAAGGCACTAGACACGGAAATCATGTCAAACCTCCTCCATCTCCAGGCTCACGTCCCATAGTTCCCGGCGACTCCCCGGGGTGAGTCCATAATCAAATTTTCTTATTACTACGGTGTAATCCGTGTACTGAGACGCGCTAGAATAAATTCTTAAGGTATAAGTTTTATTCTGGCTTGCTAAGTTCCTCAGGGTGTTAACCCCTACCCCGCCATCGGGCGGGGATATCGGTAACGAATCCCAGGAAAACCGGAAAGAGTGTTTTACTGGTCCCCGAGAGCGCACATATTTACCTGATATCGTGCGCCCTTCTTCCTCCCATGCAGGCTCGGGGATCACCGAAAAATCACGATTGACATCCGATAGGGGATATTGGTTGGTGCCGTCTATGATTATTGCGAGCCTATACACGGCCCCACCTCCGGAATTCCGCTACTGGCAATCTCTGGACAATCCTTTCGGCTAACATATCTACATATTCACGGTCTCCATACAGACTTTCGACATACACGTTGACGGTAATGCCCCCTCCCGCGACGGCAGGTAACATCCCGCGGCGCACCATCTCGAGAATTTCGGGCCCCAGTCGCTCAGCGGCGCGCCGCGGGATGACAAATTCACCACCCTCAAAGAGGCCTAGGGGGAGGAGAATTTCCCCGCGTCCGGGGATCCAGCCACCAGAGTGCCATGCCTCCACCGCCGATATGGCCGATCTTACCTTATCGGCCAGATTGCCGCCAAACGGGTTTAAGAAATCTATGGCCCTGGCGGCTTGTTCTGCGATTTTCAAAACCGCCAAGACACCAACCTTCAACACCCTTTTCGCCGCACTCCAAGCACCATCCCAGACCTTGTCTATACCATCCCATAACTTGCGCGCGGCATCGCCAATGGGCGCTAAGATAGTGTTATAGATCGTCTTCAGGAAGCCCCATGCTCCGTTGAGTGCACCCTTTATTGCACCCCATACGGCGTCCCACGCTGTTTTTACACCATTCCAAATTCCAGTAGCGACACTCACCAGAGGAGTGACAACAGCATCCCAGGTGGCTTTTATGCCGTCCCAGATCGTGGAGAAAAAGCTAGAAATTGCGCTCCAGACTGTCTGCCACACACTGCCGAGGCTGGAAACAACGTCCGCCAACCAGTTAAGGGCAGCTCCTACTCCGCGCATTATGGTGCCCTCGAGCCACGTAAGAGCCTCAGCGATAGGCATGATAATGTCCAAAAATATACCGAATAAATCAACCAACGGCTGTAAGATTTCCAGGATTGGAGGAAGCATCTGTAGGGCGGCCTCCAATAACCTCAACCCCAGATCAAGCATCCGGTCTAAATGGGGCTCTATTTTCTCCAGCACGCGCACCAATATGTTGGCAATTAACTCGATAACCCGCTCGATGGTTGGGGATGACCTCTCGAGGAAACCACTTATTTTTTCAACTATCCTCGCTATTATGGGTAGTAGTTTCCCGAGTACTGGGCCGAGCGAAGCAAGGACGGTGTTGAAGAGATTGGCAAGAATGGACGCTATATTTAGGATTGGTGGCCCTAGCTGCTCGATTATTGGCGCGAGTAACGAAAATATGGAAGTTAAGGTCTCCACAAGCGTAGTGAAAACACCACTCTCGGTCACGAGCTGCACGATAGAAGCAAGGATATTACCGATTATTGGGGCTAGGCGAGAAAAGGCGTCAGCCAAAGGAGCAACTATTTTTTCGATCGCACCGGACTCCTGTAACGAGGCAAAGACATCACGCAGGGTGGTTATCATGTCCTTAAGGGAGGGGAGCAAGGCAAACCCTACCGTTTCCTGCAGGTCACTAAGTGCATTCTTCACTTGCTCCAACCGACCCGTATAAGTATCAGCTTCGGCTTGCGCTGCCCCGCCAAAGCGCTTGTTTAGCTCGTCCAGGACATAAGAAAATCCCTCCGCCTTAAGCCTTGCCTCATCTAATACAATGCCATGTCTAGCCAGGGCAACAGTGTTACCAGCGTAAGCCTTGCCGAGCAGATTTACGGCCGTGGTGAGGTCGATTCCCTTCGCGGAGGCCAAGTCCTGCGCCGCCACCATGGCTTTTTTCATTGTCTCGATGTCCATGCCATAGGTCTGGAATAAGCGTAAGTTGGATAGGGTTAGCTCGTCACCATACTTTGTTAATTTTTGCCGCTCCGCGGCGAACTGCTTCAGGGCATTAAAAGCCTCCTGCGTGTACGTCCCATGATGCTGCATCGCTTGCGCCAGCATTAATTCCGCTTTTTCCTGCTCGGCCGCGGCGGAAACGGCTTGCTTAAGCTGGTAAGCAAACGCCCCAACCGCCACGCCGGCAACGGCAAGACCGGCCTTAAGGGCAGTACCTAGTTTGCTGGTCTTTTCCGACAATGAGGACAGTGCCGCTTCTGCGGATTTGGAGTCACCAGTTATCTTTACCTTAATTTCTTTCTCGCGCGCCATTTTTCACCCCAGCAAACCTTGTAAATCGTCAATAGTACCCGGCCTTCTCGCTCCCTGTTGGATCTCCTGGAAAGCCTCCAGGAGCGCTTCCAGGTCCTCCATGTCTAATTTGTATAGCTCAGATAGCGGTTGACCGGTTAGTAGGGCCACCGATGCTACATATTTTTTCCATTCCCACTGGATTCTTTCTCGGTGGGAGTTGTGGGTATTTCCAACTCCCCTTCCCGGACGGCCCTCCCGAAAAAATCAACCACCATCTCGGAGGCCATGTCGGGTAATCGCTCCAGGATCTTGCGTTTGGCTGGACCCGCTTTGGCCAGCAGGATGTTCCACAGGTCTGCTTCCGTTACTTCTTCAATTTTTCTCTGGATGCCGCAGTACTCCAGGATTTCTCTGGCCAGGGAGCAAATACCCTCCTCGCCACCAGACACACTGGTCTCCAGTAAACGGACGGCATAATCATAGATGGTGGGAAATTCCCCCACCTTACAGCTGGGGACCTCCACGTACGAGGACGGCTCGGTCTCCCAATACACCCGCTCCACGGCGGTCACCTCCTTGGGGATTGGGCCAAGATCACGAGGACGCTATCTCCAGCCTCCCGCGGGCGGGGGTGGACAAATTCTGGTTTCTCTCGTCCTTCGTGGACGGCAAACAATTGGCCTCGATGGTGCAAGTTACGGCTTCGCCGTATTTTGGTCCCTCCATCGTGATCGTGCCGACGCAGTTGTACAGATAGATATACAGGTATTTCACCGAGCTGTCGCTGGTATCCTTGGCCTTGACTTTGAGCCGCAACATAAAGCTTGGAGGGTTTACCACGTTTGCCGTCCCGATGGGGATTCTTTCCGTACCCCCGGAAGATTGGACGGTATCGCCCGTAACCTTAGCCCACATACCCAGATCCACCACGCAATTTTTTAGCGTGATGGTGGCTTTGGGGCTGTGGAAGAAGGTGGCAAGAATGTCATCGTCACCCTTCAGCTCCACCTTCTCCGTTTCTAATTTTAATTCCGCTTCCGTTACTCCCGGGATATCCGTGTATGTCGGGCTGGCCCCCGGGGTGATAAAGGAAGCATCGGCAACACCAAACGCGTAGACAGGCATACTACCTACCTCCTTTCGTCACTCTGATCTTTCCCGTACCCTATACATTACCGACACTCGGCCGTGGTCAGGACCGGTGTCAGAGATCTCAACACTTTCCAGCTCGTCCACAACCCCACCCAAATTACCTGCCGCCTCCAGGCGATTGGCAATCTCGTCGAGGATAGGGTAGAGCTGGGAGTAACTGCCACGCGAGCGTACCTCTGCGCGCTCAAGAGGATCGCGGGTAAACACATGGACATAGGCCGCGATAACCCTCTCGCGCGTATCCCCGGCCACATACGTACGTCGCTCAGCGATTATGCCGGTAGTAATAACTATGGCCGGCAAATTGCCGGAAAACGGCCCCACGGGACGTCCTGGTCTAAATACGGTCTTAACACCCGCCACGGGAGGGGAGGAAAGTGAATTATATATCACATCGAGAATCTCAAGCGCCGTCATATTTTTCTCACCACCTCATCAATCTGGTGGTCCAGCTGCCTCAATACCTCCTCAATGGCGGGCTCGACAAAGTATCCATCCTCCTTCTTGGGTTTGCCTGGGATCCAAACAAAAGGACCGTCAGAAAATTTATACCAGTGACCGGCGTACCCGTAGTTTTGCAACCGCGCGATAAACCAGTCGGAATAAACCCATCCCTCAACACCTTCGGGAGTGACCTTGACCTCTGCCCCGAAACTATCTCGTGTCCTACCACTGCTCACCGGTGCATTAGCCTTAACATTCTCTACGGCTAGGTCCGTAATTTTTACCATAGCCTCTACCCACTCGCGGCAAAAGCGTGGGAGCATCTCTGTTATCTCGCGGATATCACTAGGATCCACTTCGACCCTATACACGGATCACCGACCTCCTGAGAATGCGCAACAGGTAATCAATCTCACTATTACCAGTCGGGTTAGCCAGGCTCGGGGTCTGATAAGTGTAGCTAATACCCTCGTAGGATATTGATCTAATAGACGGCCCCACGGGTTCGTCCCGCGGGACCAAGTAGAGCCTACACAGGAGTAAGGCAGCACGCCTAAGCAGGGACGCACGATAAGTATCTAGCTGCGTCCAACATTTCGCCGTGATCCTCCAGTTTTGCACTCCGATTTCCGCGGGAGATTCAAGCTGGAGGATTTCGCCACCCGATTTTATCCAGTATTTCCCTTGATACTCCACCCACTCTCCGCCGGAGTAATGCTCGATTTTCCCCACCACCTGGAAGGGTCCGTCTCGCGGTGCCAGAAATATATCGGTGCCGTTGCCATCGTAGTAATAGGCAACAGGCTCCGCGGGCTCGGTAAAGGTGGTCTCGCAGTAATCGTCGATGAATCCCCGGGCATATTCGATAGCTTCTTGCACCTTGCTATCCGGCAATTCGTCTTGCGAGACCCCTAAAAACCCACGGACCTCATCAACCGCCACGTACACCGCCATCACTCCTTATCCTGGCTAACCCTGCTCACCGCCTTATCGCGTGGCCGCCTCCTCGCTTGCTCCACCACGCTGACGGCGTGGCCCGCCTCGAGTAAGTCCTGGGCAACATCATCAGGTAAATCCAGGATTTCTCCGGCACGCGCCGAAAAGCCAATTCCCGCCACCGAATTAATAATCCTAATCTTCATGCGGCCCACCTCCAGGGTGTAGGGGGAGGGGAATACCCCTCCCCCAAGTGATCATTACGAGCTCTTCATCTGCAGCACCTGCACCGCCTCGGAGAGCAGAAGCACGCCGTCATGGCGTATCGTGGCCCGGAAGCCTACCTGCCCAGTCCCGGCATACAGCTCGACCAGCTTCTGCATGGCGATACCCTGGCGATCAGCCACCAAATACTGGGAGAAATCGCCCAGAGCAATCACCTTGGCTCCCGCCGCAATCGTAGGCATGGTGGTCACAGTGTACACCGGGTAACCAAGCAAGGTGCTAGGACGCCCAACCTGCTCCCGTATATCCCAGTAGTAGCGCCCCTCGCTGTCCTTGAGCAGCGCGATAGCGAGCGCAGTCTGGGGGTGCATAACAAAAGCCGCACGATTCTGGTATGCGCTGTGCAAAGCGAAGCAGAGCCGACGGACCTCGTCGAAGGTTATCGCACCAGTGGCAGCCGTGGTCACTGCGACATTAGCGTCCAACAACACCCCACGCGGCTTACCCGAGCCATCGCCAGTGATGAAGGAGTTATTTTCCAGATCAGCAAGAGCCTGGCCGAACTTGGTACCCAAATAATCCACCAGGTCAACAGCGCTATCTGCAAGTAGCTCCTCGCTCACCTTGACGATGGCCGAAGCCTTGTAGGCGCGCAACTGCTTCTGGGCAAAGGTCGCGTCAGTGGTGCCTATAGTTGCACCCTCAGCCACGTAAGAAAAAGACGGCGTGTTGTTCTCCACGGGGATATTGGTGTCGGTGGAAAGGGTTACCACCTGCCCCAACTGGCGAATGATGGAGGACTCACGAGCCTTCTCGACGATTCTCGCCTCCAGCTCCACCGGCACCAGATAACCTCCGGCCGATCCGGAGCCCCTACCAAGATCACGCGATTCGACCTGCCTAGAGCCAGCACGCACCCAGGCCAGGAACATATTGCGGTACTCAGGAGTAGCGCGGTAATCCGCAACCTCCTCGACCGCCGTAGGCTCGGGGACCTCGCGCGCCGGCCGCTCCAACTCGCGCTCCATGGACGCTACACGAATCTCGCGATTTATCATTTCCTCCAACTCTAAAGCGCGCTTCTCCAAGCGGTCAAATTCATCGCGCTCGGTGGCATCCAAATAATCACGACCCTCTGCCTCCGCACGATCCAGAATCTCGCGCATCCGAGACACAACCCGAGCCCTCTCCTCACGATATCGCAACTCTCGACTCATGTAATCACCTCCCACACTAGATCTCCAGCAGCCTCAACCGCCTACGCAACACCGACAAGCACCCCTGCGCATTGCCTTGATTTTCCTCCGGCCCCTGCACGGAGGAGCGTAGGCATTCCTCCAACGTATGGATGGTCCTAATAATTATATCAACATCTCGCCCAGAATGCTGTCCAGCCCTAACCCGCCTAACGGCAACCCCCAACTCACTGGCATCAATTCCCAGTGAGCCTAAGAGCGATCTGAGGGATAAGGTTGTGGCGGGATAGGCTGGCATAGTCACGGGACCCACCTCGTAAAGCCTCAACCTGTGAATAACCCGACGTGCCAGCCCACTTTCCCGTGCCGGTTGCCATTCATCCTCCAGGACGGTAAACCGGAAGGAACTGCCGCGAACGTCGCCGCGCTCAACGAGTGAGATTAAATCACGGGAATAGGAAACATCGGGTAAATCGCACTCGTAATCCAAGCCGTTATCGGTATCAACAAGCCTTAGCGTCCCGTTGGAAATCCTACCTAACACCAGGAAATCCTCGTGGTCGCGGCAACATACCACGTCATACCCCTCATAATCCACCGCACCAGGAGTTATGCTCTCGACGAATCCGCCCAAATCATCGGACCACGAACCATATGGTACCCCTGGTTTTCCCACCAGGGTCCCCAATTCTGCGGTCTCGCTGCGTATCACTCGCAGCTCACAAGGCATTGCGCTTCTGACCTCGTAATCCCCCATAAGTACATCTATCCCACCAACGAGTGAGCGTAGTGGTGCCGGCTCGCGTCCAGCATCGCGTATATGCGCCGCCAAGTGCTCCCATACTCCCTCACGATCAGACTCGGGGATATTGGCGCCACCACGGGCCCCGTTGAGTATCGCGATACCGGTCTGGCAGGCCCGCAGGTTGGCTGGTCCTATTTCCCCATCGCGGGATACCACATGGTGGATAAACTTATACGCTGATTTGGTGTCGGGGTTGGCCTCAGGGTCGACCCATGCGTAAGCCTGCCGATAGTATTCGGCATCACCGTCATTTCGCAAGTTGGCTTCGTTTCTCGGACCGTCCCAAGGACCCTCCGAAACCTCCGTATGATGTACCGGTAACGCCTTACGGTATTCCATCACTCTATCACCCCCATAATCTGACATGTGCAACCCAACACTAATGGGGGAGTAGACACATTCCAGGACGGCTTAAATGTCTTCCTCCCCTCAAACAACGCTCTCTCCGGTAAGATTAGCTCATCATCAATGGTGATGAAAAACGAACCGCGACACTCGCCGGTTATTGCACGCCTCTCACCATCCAACATCTTGCAGGGTGCGAGACCATCCAGCTCCATCCACTGGATTTCGGGCACCCCCGAGAAGAAATATTCACCCTTGCTTACCAGTCCCGATACCCGCGTAGTCTCCCATCTGGCTACTTGGGCTGGTCGCTTTTCTAGCCATTCATCCAGCAATTTATCTACTTCCTCGGGTGACTTTTGGGCCGCCGTAACTAATGAATTGCGTGCGGCATTGACATTCCACCTGGTAGTGTTTTCAACATGTTGCTCTATACATTCCCTTAATTTGGGTGTCAACCCATGCGGAGACCCTATTTCATCGGCCACTAGCGATTGAATAGCCTCAGCCTGCGCGAAAATCGGCACAGAAAATGCACGGTAGGCATGTTCGTAATGCTCTACATAGTATTGATCCACCCACAACATAAACCCGGCTGTATTTGTTGGTAAGAACTTCATCGCCGCTCGGCGGATGTCTTGGACCTCCCGCTTTGTTAGGCGAGCAATTAAATCCTCATAAGCACCCCAAAATGCCAGAGATACACGCTTCTTTAAGAGAGCTTGCTCAAGGAGCCTTTTTTGAGGATTTTTTCTGATGTTCACAGGACCAAATTTTCTACCCTCCTGCTCCTCCCCCCCTTGCGTCTCGGTGGACGTAATAGTCTGCGCCGGGACCATGTTCACCGGCATCCATGTGCTGGAAGCGGCCCCACCTCGCGGATTGAGGTTTTCCCTCGCTCTTACCTCATCGGGAGTCAGGAAACCCCACTGGATACCAAGCCCATAAGCGCGGTAGCGCGACTCGGTATCCGCGCGGAGCAGGGCATCCATCAGGAATT